CAGCGTACTATTACAACGGATACATTTCAGATTTCAAAATTGTAATTGGCACAGGCACAACCAGTGGCACGCCAACAACATTACCAGCGACTGCAACATCAGGGACGCAGGCTTTACTGTCAATGACCAATGCTGGCATCTACGACAACGCAATGATTAATGACTTAGAAACTGTGGGTAATGCTCAGATTTCTACAAGCGTGAAGAAGTACGGTACAGGGTCTATTTACTTTGATGGTACTGGTGATGGTTTATTTAAAGCACAAGGGTATAACTCATCCGTAATGGGCTTGGGCGGTGGAGATTTCACAATTGAAGCATGGATATATCCAACATCAACGTCGGCATATCAAGGAATTATTGGTTTCGGTAATGGCTCAATTGCTCAACCATATTTGTATTTATCAAATGGGGTTACGCCAATATTTTTTTGGAACACCGTAGCGGTAGCTACTGGCCTTGTGTTGACACAAAATGCTTGGAATCATTTGGCGGTTGTCCGTTCTGGTACAACTATTAGAATTTACACTAATGGCGTAAGCGGAACAGCAGCCAGCCCATACGCTGATGTATTTACAAGTTCCAATGTTGCTATTGGCTATGACGGGTCTTCATCACAGTATTTTTCTGGCTACATTGATGACCTTCGAGTAACTAAAGGTGTGGCTCGTTACGTTTCCAACTTCACGCCCCCAACCTCACAACTGCAGGATCAATGATGGAAAGTGTAGAAACCAAATTGGCAGTCCATGAGGCAATTTGCGCCGAGCGATACAACCGTATCGACGGCCAACTGACGACTGGTGACAAGCGCATGGCAAAGATTGAGTACCTGCTGTATGCGGTGATCGTTGTCGTGTTGCTTGGCCCCGGTGTCGGGGCTGAGTTCTTTAAACACCTATTCAAGTTCTAAGCATGTGGATCCCTTCACCCTCCTCATGGCTGCTCGAGCGGCTGTCAGCTTTGTCCAACAAGGCTGTGAAATGCTTCGAGAGGGTCAAGCAATCGTCAAGGAATTTCAAGATGACGCTGAGGGGGTGGTTGGCCAAGTCACCGAAACTGTCAACGAGCTTAAAGAGCTTTGGGCTTGGGTTCAGGGAATCTGGGCGCAGATTGCTGGACTTTTTGGAGTCCAAATCAAAAATGAGGCTCCACAACCTACGTTGCAGAGTCCAGCCGCTCCACAAAAGCCTGTGGCGAAAAAGGCAAAGAAGCGAGAGCCAGAGCCGGATGCCGCTATTCTCCAGATGCAGGTCGTACATGACGTCAGTCAGCAACTGGGTAAGTTCTTTGACATCCAGCAGCAAATCATCAACCACTACGCGGAGTTAGAAGAGACCTCGATGCACGTCTACGAGGAAGGCCAGAATCATGCGATGAAGGCAATTGAGCGCGTAGAGGTGGAGCTGCAAATGGAAGAGATGACGGTGTTGGTTAGGGAGACGATGGTCTACGCACCGAAAGAGTTGAAGGATTTGTACACGCGCTTTTTGCAGATGTACGGCAGGATTAAAGATGAGCAAGAGTTTGCCCGTCAGGAACAGATGGCCGCACGTCGGTACAAGGAAGCAAGTAAATGGCAACGTCGAAATTTCAGAATCGAAATGGGGATGTGGGCCGTGGGGCTGGTGTGGGTGGTGCTAATCCTGTGGGGGATGCTGCTGGAACTGGAAAGTCTTACTGGATCGCTGGGATGATTTTCTTTGGTGTGGTGGCATCCATCACGTTGCCGATCTCAGCAATGATGCTGATTCGGTCTGAAAAGTTGTTGGTAAAAGCAGAGGCGATTCTCCAAGAGAACAAGAAGCTCAAGGAAGCGCCCAAAGTAGAAAAGGAACCTGAAGAATGATCTCCCTATTTTCAACACTCGGCGGTCTGCTGATCTCAATGCTCCCCAAGTTCATGGAGCTGTTTCAGAATCGCAACGACCAAAAGCACGAGGCAGAGCTGGCCAGAATCCAAACTGAGCGCGAACTTGCATTGGCTGCAGCAGGTTTTGCCGCCCAAGCCAAGGTGGAAGAGCTGCGTACCGATCAGGTATCTATGCAGGCCGACGCGGCTATGACGCAAGCTGCCTACAACCATGACGTCAAAGTGCTTGAGCGAGCTGCACCTTGGGTGTCTACCTTCGTTGGCACGGTTCGCCCAGTAGTTACCTACATGTTCGTCTTGGAGCTGTTGTTCATCAACTTGGGCCTTGGCTGGTACGTTTGGACGCACCCAGACATGATCAAAAGCGTTGACGACCTGATCCGCATCGGAAACGAGATCTTCAGCGACGAAGAGATGGCCATGCTTGGCGGCATCATTGGCTTCTGGTTTGGCTCACGCGGACAGAACAAGAAATGAGAACCAGCGACAAGGGCATCGAACTGATGCACAAGTTCGAGGGCTACCGCGACAAGCCCTACCAGTGCAGCGCCCACATGTGGACGATTGGCTGGGGCCACGTGATCTACCAAGATCAGATCAAGCTCCCCATGGTGGCCAAGGAAGGCTACACGGGGACGCTGCGCAAGGACTACCCACTGCGCCCTGAAGACAACCGAGTCTGGAGCAAAGATGAACTCAAAGAGATATTCCGAAAAGACCTCGAATCTTTTGAACGTGGTGTTCTTCGACTTGCTCCCAATCTTGTTGGTCATCAAGGTAAATTTGACGCTTGTGTCGCTTTTTCCTTCAATGTGGGACTGGGTAATTTCCAACGCTCTACCATTCGCATGAAGATCAACCGCGAGGAGTGGGATGCCGCAGCCGAGGCTTTCATGGCTTGGACTAAAGCAGGCGGTCAAGTGCTAAAAGGTCTGGTGCGCCGTCGAACCGCCGAAAAAGACCTCTTCACCTCTTAACGTCTGGGTCTTGGCACAACCGTAAACCCCGCCTAAAATACCTCAACCACACAAGGAGCGTCACTGTGACCACTGCCTCCGTAATGACCTACGACAGCTTGGTCGAGAACATCCAAAGCTACTTGAATCGTACCGACACGGCTACGATTGAGAAGATCCCGCTTTTCATCATGTTGGCCGAGCAAATCATTGCCAGCCAAATCAAGTTCTTGGGTAACTTGACCGTCAATGAAAGCACCATGACAGCCAGCACGAGCGTCATCGACAAGCCCGTGCGATGGCACAAGACGGTCTCGATGAACATCACCGTTGCAGGCGTAAAGCAGCCCGTGCTGCTGCGCAAGTACGAATACCTGCGCGAGTATTGGCCAGACGACACCCAAGAGGGTCTGCCCAAGTTCTACGCCGACTACGACTACACCCATTGGTTGGTCGCTCCAACACCTGACGACGACTACACGTTTGAAGTCTTGTACTACGAGCGCGTTCAACCTTTGGATTCCAGCAATCAGACGAATTGGTTCACCATCTACGCCCCGCAAGCGTTGTTGTACGGCGCTTTGCTTCAGGCTATGCCGTTCATCAAGAATGACGAGCGCGTGGCTCTGTGGCAGCAGCAGTATGACCTGATCATGCAAACGCTCACCGCGGAAGATAGATTGCGTGTGGCTGATCGTCAAGCCTTGGCCGTTGACGCATGACCTCCTACGTTTCACCCTTCACAGGCGACGTCATTCAACCGACGGACGTCAGCTATGCCGCCTACACACTGACGGCCAACAAGCAGCTCCAATGGCCATCCGTGGCCAACGGGACACAAAGCCCTGCCGCTCGAATCATGGAGATCACGGCAGGCTCTGGCCTCAAACTCATCATGCCACCTGCCAATCAGGCATCGGTTGGCCAAGACGCGCTGATTCAAAACGAAGGTGCGAATACCTTCACGGTAACTGACTATGACGACGGAACGATCTGCACAATCGCTGCAGGCGAAGCAAAATACCTTTACCTCACTGGCAACGCTGATACTGGCGGCTCTTGGGGTGTCATTGATTTTGGCATTGGGACTTCTAGCCCTGACGCAGCCACACTTGCAGGATATGGCCTCCTTGCTATTTCAAGCACGCTGAACCAAAGTCACCCTGCAAGCACCTTCACGACTGGTTACACCTTTCTCGCTGCTGACCGTGCACAAACCAAGGTGTGGGCTGGCGGCTCTGGCACTTCTACCCTCCCTGATGCGGCTACGATTGGCAACAATTGGTTCTTCTTCCTGAAGAACAACGGCTCAGGCTCGATGATTGTGTCGTGCTCAGGATCTAACCTGATCGACGGCAACAGCTCCAAGACGTTCAACCCGACTGAGTCAGCCATCATTGTTTGTACTGGCACAGCCTTCGTCACCGTGGGCTACGGCACGAGCAATCAGTTCGTGTTCACGTCGTTCATCAAGTCGGTGGTGACTGGCAACTACACCCTGAGCGCCAACGAAGCCTCGAACACCATTCAGGAATACACAGGCAGCCTCACTGGCAACGTGACGATCATCTACCCGCCCGTGGTGAACTTGTATGTGGTTTCAAACCAAACCACTGACAATGGATACAGCCTGACGCTGACCACTGGCCTTGGATACACCGCGGTGGTTCCACCCGGCCAACAAGCCACGGTTATCTGTGACGGCACAAACTTCTTGAACGCCAACACCACGCAGGCTGGCGCTACGTCTGTCAGCTTGATTGATGGCACTGAGACAACGCCATCGCTGAACTTTGCCGCTGAGACTGGCACAGGCTTGTTTCGTCCTTCTGCTGGCCATTTGGGCATCTCTGTGTTGGGAAATCAGATTGCTGACGTCAATGCTGACGGATTAGATGTGACTGGCACTGGCAACTTTACCGATGGCATCTCTGGGGGTTCGTTCTAATGACCAAAAAGGTTTTTGCCCTCGACACCAAGCCCGGCGTTCAACGCGACGGTACGATCTTCGACAAAGAGTTCTACAACGATGGTCGTTGGGTTCGCTTCCAACGTGGCCGCCCTCGCAAGGTTGGCGGATACCGTCAGATCACCGCCCAGTTGCCCGGCCCATCGCGGGGCATCTACGTGAACCCACAACAAGGCTTCAACAACATCTTCAGCGGCTACGCTGATGGCCTAAACGTGGTTCCCGTGGACAACGAGGGCATCGGCTCTGGCATCTCCACCTTCACGCTGAACGACTTCACTGCCAACATCAAGAACGTGTGGCAGTTTGACGCGTTCACGGACGTGTCAGGCTCAGGCGATAACTTGTTGCTCGCCCACCCCGGCCAAAACCTTGAGCTGATTGACAACAACACCAACACCCCTGTGCTTGCAGGCGACATCACTGGCACTACTTTGAGCGCCATTGGTGTGTTCACCGACTCCGTGACCACCGTAAACACCAGCACAACAGTGACTTTGGCTGCGGCAAACCCATATATTGGCGCTGGTCAATCAATCTCTGGCACTGGCATTCCTTCTGGCGCTACTGTGGTTTCTGTCAGTGGTACATCGGTGGTTATCAGCGCAGCGGCCACGGCCAGCGCAACCGTTACAGCCACTTTTGACAACAACATCTCCGTGTCTGGCGGTGTTGTGACCCTGCACCCCTACGTCTTTGTGTACGGCAACAACGGTTTTATCAAGAACTGCGGCGCTGGTGACGTCAACGATTGGGTCTCTGCGGACGCCAACGAGGTCAACGTGGCCACTGGCAAGATTGTCCAAGGGCTACCCGTCCGAGGCGGCTCAAACGCCCCTTCTGGCCTATTCTGGAGCCTTGACAGCCTGATCCGCGTGTCCTACGTCGGTGGTGTGGGTACTCCACCTCAGTATTGGCGCTATGACTTGATCAGCAGCCAATCATCCATCCTCTCCTCTCAGTGTGCCATCGAGTACGACGGCATCTACTATTGGGTGGGTGTTGACCGATTCCTGCTGTACAACGGTGTTGTGAAGGAAATTCCGAACAACATGAACCAAAACTACTTCTTTGACAACCTCAACTATGAGCAGCGTCAAAAGGTTTGGGTTTCCAAGGTTCCACGTTTTGGTGAGATCTGGTGGTTCTACCCCCGCGGCACAGCCACTGAGTGCACAGACGCGATCATCTACAACATCCGCGAGAACACATGGTATGACGCTGGCCAAGCCGCTGGCGCTCGCCGCTCTGCAGGCTACTTCTCTCAGGTGTTCCATTACCCAGTCTCCGCTGGTTGGGACATCAACGCATCTGGTGGCGTGGATGAGGTCTCCATTACCGATGC